CTTCCAATCCTGTTATTCCTGTCAATTCTCCGTTAACTGTGTCCAATCCGCTTAGAATTGTAAAAATTCCCTTAAAAATATTATCGACAATCAAAAATGCCTTTGATTTGCCGACTAATTCAGCATCTGCAATAATTGACGGAGTTCCGACGATTGTTCCGGTAATCATTGACATACCTGCGTTTAAAAATGCAGATTTTCCAATCCACTCCAATTCACCAGACGAATTTTTGTAACAAACAGATTCATTGTCAGCACCCGCAAATCCTTTTGGATTGTGCAGTTGGTCATCGGGCAAATTTGCGTGTAATACTCCCATTTTAATCTACAATTATTCCAAAAGATTTGACAAATGTTGCTTTTTTGTAATCTGGAAACAAAGTAAAGTTGTCATCCAAATATTTTTTCAATACTTCCCGGTAAGTATCTCCAATTCTGTTGGCTTCTGCCTGAGTTAAATTAAATCCACTTGCACTAACTTGGTTGCCAAATTCGTCTCTGTGATTGACAATACCTCCTGAGCCTGTTTGGTTAAATATATTGATTAGGCAATTCGCATAGGAATACCATTTCAACGGTAATTTAATATAGTCATTGACAAGAATGGTTTCGTTTGCCGTCAATGTGTTGGCCGCTTTATGTGCAATTATAGTTGCGTATAAAGTATCACCCAAAATTGGCTTTATTGAATTAATCTGTGCCGCCTCGATATGCGTATTTTTGACCAAACTTGTGTCAGTTTTGGTCATTGTGAAGCATTCCGCCACCACATCACTTGCCGATATTAATAATGTCTGTGCCATAGATCATTGAATTAGCTTCGTCCTTTGTAAATCCAAATAAAATCACAAATGCGTTTGATATTGCTTTCTTTTTTTGGTCGTTGGTAGCATCAATTGCAGCATTTAATAAATCTCTGAATGCAACAATTTGGTCAGAATTTACCTTTTCAGTTAATTTTGTTGCATTGCCGGGCTTATTAGTAATAATCTTTAAATCAAAATCTTCAGAATTGGTTAAATTGATTATTGCCCTAAACGCTTCTTTAAATTTATTTTGCAATTTACCGACATGGCGAATTGCAATCTCAAACTCTTGAGCAATTTGCTGATTGCTTCCCAATTTTCCTTCTGTAGCAATCCCGGCCAATGATGGAAACCATTGACAAGCCGTTATAATTGTCTCCGTTGCAATTGCTTTTAGTTCTTTAAATGAACCTTCTTGTTCTTGACTAATCGGAGTGAATGATGCCTTACTTTCGTTTGAATCTTTGCTAACAACCAAGATTTTGCCGTTATTGCCTTTTTCAACATTTGTGTATTTGTTTTTTATGTCACCAATAAACCTCTTGGCATCGGCCTCCTCCATGTTTGCAGTTACCACCTCCAGAATTCCACTTGGAAGCATTTGGTTGTCAAACTGATTATTATTGTAAAGGCCAATTAAATATTCCAATTTTGCATATTGCATTGCTCCCATAAATGTAGGCAATCCGTAAAAATCAAAACCGGGAACGTAATCTTTCAAATGAACTATACTTTGCTCATAAGTCTCATCAATCGAAGTAAAATTTGGAAATTCTCCAATTACCTCATCAATGTTTATTCTTTGAGTCCAATCTGTTGCGTAATAAAAACCTTTAGTTTTAGAAGCTAATCTAATTGTATGCTGAGGAATATGCTCAATCGAATATTCAGCAAGTATTTTTGAATTTATTGGTCTGCAAACTCTAATATAAGCATTGCCAGATAGGTAATAATCAATAAAAATCAACTCCATAAATTGAGTTAAATTTTGATTTTTGCCATTAATTTTCTTACAAAATGCCTCAATGCTTGGATTAGAAATTATTTGAAATGAATCCCCTGCTGCAAAATCTCCTTTACTTGCTATAATTGCCCCCAAAGTTGCAGATTCTCTGCATAATTCGGCAACATTTTGCGGAAAGTCATTTTGATCGCCAAAAGGAATGTAAGGAGTTGCAACCCTTTTAAGATTGGTAACTGGCTGAGGTATTTTCGGAGTTCCTAAATTTGCAACCTCAAATATCGGCCTTGTCTTTGGCAGGTTTTTTTGATTTTGCATTTTCAACGAATTTATCCGGATATTTTTCTTGAATTACTTGGAGCATCGGTTGCGCTAATTTGTCCAAATCAACGCAACCAATTCCAAGAATGGTCAATGTTTGACCTTTGTATTTTTCTTTAACTTTCAGCATTAGATTGATGTTGCTGCAACTAATTCAGTCTCAATTTCAACAACTGTAACCGCAGGAGTTGTGGCTCCACTTATGCCTGTCAATTGACGGCATTTTTCGCCCATTTTGCCCTCCAAAGTAATCACAAAACCATTGTTGTCCTCTTTCTTTTTACCACTATCAAAGTCAGATTTGGTAACTTCTAAGAAAGACTCGTCGGTAAATACCTCATCAAATCCGGCAACCAAAAATTTGTTTGTAGAATCGGAATAAAGTTCACAAACCGCAACAAGTTTACAATTGTTGGCAATGTCCACCAATTTTTTCAAATTAGATGTCCAAAGTTTTGGTTCAGCAAATTCGATTGAAATTGAATTAACCAATGCGCCTGAATCAACTTTAGCTTCAGCTTGTTTTAATGAACATTCGCCCGGTTTGAATTCGATTTGTTCAAATCCAACCCCGGCAGAAGCAAATACTATGTTAGTGTATTCGTGTGTGTTTGATGAATCAGGAGACCAACTAACGATGTCTTCTTGATTTGCCAAAAATAATTTTTTTACACCACCAAATTGTTTTAGGTCTGGACAAGTTAAATTTATGCCTCCACCTTGTACTGTTAATGCCATGTTTTATATTTATTAAAATGGGGAGTTGCCTCCCCACTATGTTAATTAATTAGGCGCGAACCATTTTGATTTGACTTGCAAAGCCGTAGTTAACGGATGAAGAGAATTTTGCAGAGTAACGATAAACGTCATCTAAAGTAGTCTCTTTCATGTATTTGGCAGTCACTTCGTTTTGGTCACTTACAAGATCAGTTCCAAAGTACAAGTTGCCAACTCTCGAAGCAAATATAGTGTTTTCAGGGAAGAATTTTTGCTTGGCGATTACTTTGTCTTTGTAGATTAATTGACCATTGCGCTCCCATGATGTAGAACCGCTTAATCCTGCAGCAATGTTTGCATCAATGTAAGCATTGGCAACGTGAACAGGAACGTAGATTCTGAAATCGTCAGAGGTAACAACGGCCTCAGATGAAACCCTCATGATGTTGCCAAGATACGTTAAAACGTTGGATTGGTTGATGAAACGTAAACGAGTATTGGCTCCGGTTGTAATGGTAAGACCTGTAGTTACTGCATCAATTACCACAGACGAACCGCTCACATCTAAAACATTAAAAGTAAGGTCATTTAAAGTTGCGGCATCTGCTCCGGTGAACACTTTACATTTTACTTTGTCACCAACGTACAAAGTTGTAACTGCGGCTGCAAAACCTAAAGTAGTTGTTGCACCAACTGAAACAGATGTTGGGGTTAATGCTCCTGTTCCGGCATCGTATTTTGTTACGGCTGAATCTGCTTCTGCCAAAGTAACTAAACCATCGTGCCATTTGCGGATTAAGTTACCTGTAAGGCTAACATCTCCTCTCCAAATAAGTTCGTCGATTTGATTTTTGATAACTTCGGCTTTGCGGTTAATAAGGAATTGGCCCATTTCTGTAGGCAAATCGTTATTGTTTGCACCGGGAAGCATTTGAGCGGATTGGTATGCAGCTAACAAAGCGTTGATTCCAACAACATCCTGAGACATCAAGTTTACAGGAGACAAACTTCTTTCAGATACAGTTGTAGTACCAGATGCGTTGAAGCTATCAGCACGAGATTGGAAGATTGCATCTGTTGAAATTGTTTGAATTTTTTCTGCCTTTTTAATATTAGGGTGAACAGAAATGTTTCCTTGGTCGATAGTGTCACCAGACAATAGTATGTCGGCAACCCATTCTTTTGCGAATTCTCCGATATAGGAGTTAGTTGAGTAAGATAATGCCATTTTGTTTGATTATTTTGGGGTTATTTAATAGATTCGATTGATTTTAATGCTCTTTCTTTAACAGACAAGTTTTTTGGCTCAGTCTCTTTGGTTTTTTTGCCAATTGCTGGAGTTTTAACTTGTTTAAGATTGACAATTTCGGCATCTTTTGCAACAAGAGCATCTGTCAGATTTTTTTTCTCGTTGTTGATAGCCTCTATTTCGTTTTTTAGTGCAGCAAGGTCAGACTCAAATTTTGCAGACAACTCGTCAACAATTTCTTTCACTTTTTGCGCTGACATCAACTCCTCCTCCATTACTTCGACAACGGAAAGAATTAACCCTGCTTCGTCTGACTGAATTTGGTATTTTTCGCCACCAATTACAACAATTGTAAACTCTGGCAATGCAGGGGATACCATGTCTCCGGCAACAGGAACACCTAAAGATTCATCAACCGGAGTGATTAATACCGGAGTGCCATCTTCCAATGATCCTTCAATATTCAATGGAGTAATTTCATTTTTTGGGGCCAACATTATTTGGACCTTGGCCATAATTGTGTCGATTAATTTAGACATGTTTATTTGGTTTTCGTTATTTTTAATTTTTGCGATTGCGCGGACATCCTCAAATTTTGTAGCAAATCCGTAGTCCATTAATTCTTGAGCATTAAAGTAAGTCTCAGCATTCATCCAATTTTTTATCTCATCAATGGTTTTACCCTTCTTGTTTGATTTAAGATAGATGTCTGCAATTTGATTTGAGTAGCTTTCCAAATCGTTGGCCATTTTACGCAATTCTTCTGAGTTGCCTCCACCAAATGCGGATGCCAAATGTATCATCATACGGCTTCCAGAATTTACAACAATCTCGTCTCCGACCATTGGAATGAATGAAGAGCAAGAGGCACATGTGCCAATTATATTGAATGTAATTTTGGCCTTGTTTTCTTTCTTCCAATTCAGCAAATAACCATAAATGGCAAATGCTTCGTCAACATATCCACCGGGACCGCTGATATTAATTGTTAAACTATCTCCAACGTATCCATTCATGTCGGCAATGACACTTTGCAGGGTGACATCCCAACCGATTTCGCCAAATAGATTAATAGTTTTCACAACGCAAAAATCAAACAATAAATTTGTCTGAACTTTGCAAAAGTTACAATTATGACCGATAAGATTTAATGTAAGAATAAATAGTCCGCTCACAAATGCCAAACCTTATGGATGTCTCTTTAACGGCTTGGTCTGCAATGCCACCGCATTTCCTCAATTCCTTTTCAAAATAAATAACAATTGCTCTCTCCCGAATCCCCTTATCAAATAAGCCTTTTTCTGCGGCATCAATTAACTCTGATTTAGGTATTTTCTGCATTGGCTTTGTATTAAAAAAAAAGAACAGTTCAAACAATTATCAACTCCTCCTATCTGGTATTTTTTTAGGATAGAATTGCAATTGTGCAAAAGCCGAAAATTCTTGGACTTGTCATATTTCGACAAATTAATTATTTCCTTAAACTTATCAAGTTCAGACAATTGCATTTGCAAAAGTAAAACAAAAAAGGCCACATTTTACTGCGACCTTTCTTGACAAATTTAATAAAACAATGAAAAAAACCTTTGCAAATATAGTAAAATTTTTACCATGTTGCCTCTGCTTCAATATTTCCCACTCTAACTTGACTTAGGCTCATCTCTGATTCGACTTGGTAAACTTTAATCCTGTCTATCCTGTTGTTTATAACATCGAATGACCGACCTCTGGCATTGCTCTCAGCTAATTGATTGAATGAAGATGGAGCAACAATTCCTCCAACTGCAAACTTTCGACCTCCTCCCCATTGATTGATGGCAGAGAGCAAAGGGGCAAATGCAGACGTTGATTTTGCGTTGATTACGGATTCCCCATTGCTCAACATTGCAGGAATTGAGTCCGATGTTCCAGATCCCGGACCAGAGACATAACCACCTTTGGCAAATGCCGGAGGAGCCGGAGCCTTTTGAGCCAATATTGCTCCAACTTGTAATGCAGTTGTAATTCCAATACCAACGGCTGCAACCGCTCCCGAAATTGGGCCCAATTGAGCCAATGCCTGAACGATTGCCAATGCCCCTGCAATTGTTGCCTGTAAAGCCTGAATTGCCTTGTTTGCATTAAAGGCCTTTACCTCAATATCGTATTTTTCTTTGGCTGACCGTTGTTGTATTGCTTTGATTTTAGCCGCTTTCTCCTCTTCATTCAAATTGCTTTGATTAACATTGTCAATTTCAATTTGAGCCTGTGCATCAATTGCAGCAATTTGTTCATCCGCACTTTGTTTTTGAATATTATTTATTTCTGACAAAATACCACTAATTTGTTGTGCCGCAATTTCTTTGGCTTTAGCAATATCCTCCTCATGTTTTTTGACAGATTCAGCATATTCATCATCAAATTTTTTCTTTTTTTCATTTGCTAACTTAAGATCGTTTAATTTTTTTTCCTCAAACTCCTTAAATGTTGCATATCCACTTTGGTAAAATTCAACAGTCAAATCATATTCATCAATTTTTAATTGTTTACTTAGTTCCGATATTCTACTTTCCTCTTCAACTTGCTTATTTAAAAAACCTAATTGTTCTGCTGCTAATTTTGCAACCCTTATACTTTCTTCCTCTTTTGTTTTTACAATTTCGTCTGATACTTCTTTTTGAAATTTAGCAACTTCTTCCTCATTTTTCAATTGCTTATCTTTTGCTTCCTTCTCTTTTGCAATTTGGTCATCCTTTGCCTTTTTTTGCTCTTCAATCAAAGCATTTCTTCGGTTGGTAATTCTTTCCTGTAAATTAATTGAATCACTTTCAATTTGCTCAATTGCTGCGGCCTTTTCCGCAATCGCATCCAACTCCTTCCCGGTAATTTGTCCTCTTTTGGAGGATTCATCAAATTGCTTTTGTGTTTTTTCGTCCTCAGTTGTCGCAAAAAGTAAAATTTCGCTTTGGCTCAATTGCGATTTATTTACAAGGCTTGCAACCGCTAAATCTAACTCTTCCTTTGCTACTTTCTTTTTTCTTTCCAATGCTTTTGTTTCCAATTGTGCGGCCAAATCCAACAATCCAATCCGTTCTGCATCTGACTTAGTCCTGTCTTTTGATTGAAGCAACAATTGCTCAATTTCCTTTCTCGACCTTGCGTCTGTGATTAAATTTCTTCTCTTTACGTCATCCAACTCGTCCATTCTGTCATAAAGTTTTCCGGCAAAGTCTGCTGCTCCTTTCATTTCTTGGGTCATGCCTTTAAAAGATCCGCTCAACTTGTCAATTCCCTCCTTGAAATTACCAGAGACAATTGTTTTGATGGCATCGCCCATTTTAATCAGACGATTTACAAAAATGTCGGCCGTTGCGCTTAACTGTGCAAATGCTCTCTCAATTGCCTCTACAACAGGCTCAAATTTGGTCGCTAAAGCAATGATTGCCGTTAGTCCAAGAATAATAAGCCCAAAAAAACTAAACTTTAATAAGTCAAATGAGGCAAATCCACCTTTAACAATATTGATTCCGTCTTTTGCGCTTTGAAATTTGTCCTTTAAGTCCCCTAAATTAACTCCAAAAATGGTTATTTTGGATGCTGCTTTATTAATTGCCTCCTCATAATTGCCGACATTTCTTTGATTGTCTCCAATTTTCTTGTCGAATTCCTTTAAACGCTCAGTTCCTTTTGCAACAAATTGTTGTAATTCTTTAAATTGCTCGTTGGTTTCGTCAATTGGTAACTCTTTGAGCCTTGCTTTTGCAG